CATTGTTTAGTGATATGGCAAAAACAATTAAGAATCTTGAAAATCACGTAGAATGACATTTGGTTGTATTCATATAGCATGGAATCATAAAAGAGCAACAGAACATGCAGTAAAGCAATTTAGAAAGTATCATTCAAATAATCCATATACTCTTATTTCAGATAATGGTGTTGATTATTCTGAATTGGCAAATTATTATGATTTAAATTATATTCATTCATATTTAAATTGCCATCCTAATCGATTTGCTGGACATCCATCAGGAATATTTGGTATGTCTAAACTTGAGTGTCTTGGATGGATACACTATTTTAGGGAAGGATGTAAGCATGTTTTGAAGAATGGTGGAACTCATATCATACTTATGGAGGATGATATTCATACACAGTCAGAAGTAATAATTAATCCAGAATGGGAAGTTGCAGGGCATTATTTTCCAGAGACACAGAAAATTGAACCTAAAGTTTTAGAATGGATTAGAAAAAAATATAATGTTAATCCAAATCAAGATTGGTATGGTGCTGGTGGTGGGGCAATATTTAAAGTTAAAACTTTCTTAGATAATTATCATAAAATATATGATTTTTTTGATGATGATTTTGATTTGATTCTTGAGACTATGACTCCTGAATTTGGATGGTGTGATTATTTTCTGACTGTTGCTTATTTTATTTGTGGTAAAGATTATAGTGTTAATGATCAACTCACTGAAATGCCTTTAGGTGGTCATGTATCACAGTCAGGTTCTTATTTTAATAAATTGGAAAACGAGTTTGCTTTGCTGCATAAATATAAAAGGTATTATGATAAGGTGGGATACTAATCTCGCTATTGACAAAATTGAATATCATTGTTATAATCCTATTAATCCAACAAATCCAATTAAATCCGAGGTAATCTAAATGTCGTTTGCTAATCTTAAAAAGCAATCTAAATTAGGCTCTCTTACCGCTAAACTGGTAAAAGAAGTTGAAAAAATGAATAATAACGGTACATCAGGTGATGACCGTCTATGGAAACTAGATGTAGACAAAAGCGGTAATGGGTATGCCGTCATCCGTTTCCTTCCTGCTCCCGATGGTGAGGATCTACCATTTGTAAAACTGTACTCCCATGCCTTCCAAGGCCCTGGTGGTTGGTACATAGAGAATTCTCTGACTACTTTAGGTCAGAAGGATCCCGTTTCAGAGTATAATACAACTCTCTGGAATAATGGTACTGATGCTGGTAAAGATACAGCACGTAAGCAGAAGCGTAAGCTTACATACATTAGTAACATCTATGTTGTTAAGGATCCAGCAAATCCTGAGAACGAAGGTAGGGTATTCTTGTTTAAATATGGCAAGAAAATCTTTGACAAACTAACTGCTGCAATGCAACCTGAGTTTGAAGATGAGGAAGCAATTGATCCATTTGACTTCTGGCAAGGTGCTAACTTCAAGTTGAAGGCAAAGAACGTTGCTGGATATCGTAACTATGATTCCTCTGAGTTTGCTACTCAAAATGCTCTCTTAGATGATGACGATGCTATGGAAGCATTGTGGAAGAAAGAAAGTTCTCTTCAAGAGTTTGTTGCTCCTGATCAGTTCAAGTCTTATGACGCTTTGAAAACACGTACAACTGTAGTTGATGAGGAACTAGAGGACGAGAGTGAAGGTCGTGGTTCAGCAGAGCAATTAGTTACTGCTGCAGTATCAGCTCCAAAATCATCTAGTAATGATGAGGATGATGATGCACTATCATACTTCGCTAAATTAGCAGAAGAATAATTTAAGGGCACTGTCAATAAGACCCCCCGTATAGTGGTAGGGCCTGAGTATAAGCAGGATATCCACTAAAGGACTCTTCGGAGTCCTTTTTTTATGGCATTGTAACTCTAGTATTTTCTGTTCTAGCTAAATCTTCAGTAATATATTGGGATGATTTATCATAAAGCATTGCATTTCTCATATCACTCAAGAATTGTTGTAAATATCCTGGCTTTAAAAGGTAAATTGACCTTTTAGCATTATTTTTTCTAACTTGATATTCATAATTAGTTACGAATGCAACTGGATTTAAAGTATCTGTGTAAGCATCTGGATTTGGAATTTCAAAAGTTGAATCTACAACGTTACCTTTAGGGAGAATTAATTTTCCATTATTATCTTTTACTTCTGTCGTTTCCCAATGGTGTACATTGTTTAAATCATCACCATAGATATCTAGTGAATAATCATAAATTTCTTTATCCGATAATGGCCATTCATCTCTTGCATTAATAATACCAGCAGTCATTAAGACAACCCAATCTAGTTCATCACTACCATACATTTCTTCAGCAACAGTATCAGGTCTGGCACCACTTACGATTTCATATTTGTCAAAGAGTGTGAATGTATTTTGTAAATCATCACGTAATTTACATCTTCTAAAAAGATTTTTAACCCGTAAATAATTTTGGGAAGAATTGCTATCAGATAAGAATGATTGATAGTCTAAATTTGGTAGCTCTCTAAAATAACCCATTAGTAACCTACTCCTTGTCCTGCATCTTCAGAATCATAATCAATATCATAAATTGGTTCAAGTTCTTTGAATGTTAAGTCCATTATCATAGAGATTGGTGTTCCATCTTCATAAGTGGCATAAGTACCTTCACCAGTATAATTAACTGATATATCTTGTAAGAAACACTGTTTGAATTTGTGTAGGAATGAATGTTCTCTTGCTCCTTGTCTGTACCTTAATTCAAAAACATTAGGTGATTTTAAGTATAAGTTTCTAGCACCTGTCTTTGGTGACATACCCTTTTTGAACATTCTTATAATTTCTTTTACCTGATATGATTCTTCTTGATTTCTAGGTGTCATTTTAAACGAAAATTTAAATGCTCTTAATGTTGGTCCATTAAACAGAAGTTCCATATTTGGATTAAAGATTTGACCACTTTCTCTTGCTAATAATTGTTGAACAGTTACATTACCTCCAAAGATACTGACTGCTTGTGCTGATAACCATTTTGTTGCAAGATCTTGTGCAGCATCTAAACTCATTCCTGATTCACCTATTGCATTCTGAAATGAATTAGTAGCTGCAGTTAATGCACCAGACCAATTACCTTTTCTAATTTCTTCACCCGCACCTTCCATTATTGCTGCTGAACCACCAACTGCTGCAGCTGTAACACTGTTTAATTTATCATCTGCGAAACTAACAGCATTACCATCTTTAATGTCAGATGGTATTGGTAGTAATACAGTTCCTAAAGCTTTTTTATTGCTATTTTTTCTAAATCTATCATGAGGACTTCTTGCCATACTGACAATATCCCTTGTTACTGTTTCTTCCCTTTCAATATGAACCTCACCTGTATTGGCATTTGTATAACCAACTTCTTTTCTATAAGTTGCTTGTCCCTTTCTTCCTACAGGAACATATTCCTGCATATCAATTTGTAGATAATCAGTTTTCTCAGCGAATATTTTTAATGGATATCTGAACAATTTTGGTCCAGTGTTATATTTCCAAGCCATAAAATTATCTTTTTATTTATTTAGGCGAATATTAGCAAAAGGTATAGCATCAAGATCATTTAGCTCATCATCAGTTACTTGATATAGTCCTCCTGCTACTTCACTCCATGTATATTGTCTAGATTCACCCCAATGAAAGTTAAGTCCACGGAATCCCCATTCTAAAACTTGAGTGACTGCGACTAGTGGATTTTGATCATATTGGATATTAGGTGTTTTGGGATTATATACAAAGACGTAGAAATTACCAGCTTCTGGAACTTTACCACCTTCCTCTAAAACGCTGATAATTTCAAACATTAAATCATCAGGAGATTCAGTTCCAACCATATTGTTTCTTACACTTCTAATACGACTCATTATCTGATACCTAATTCATCTTCTGTGAGCACTTTAAATTCTAATCCTCTATCCATACAATATTCTTCTGCTGCTTTCCATTTTGCCTGATTCTTTGCATATTCACAGACTTCATAGATATAACTTCTGGTTTTCTTTTTTTGAACCTTGGGTTCTATACATTGTTTTTTAGGTTTGACTTCAATGATATACTTTTTAATTCTTCCGGTACTTTCCTTTACTTTAATATAAAAATCTGGAAAATATCTATGATATCTATTATCTATGGGTGAGCGATATGGAAGTGCTATTTCTTCACTTCCCCATTCTAATATATGTTTATTAGAATCACAGTACTGCATGAATTTTAATTCCCATAAAGATCTATAAATGATATTTCTGGGATTGCCTCTATATTTGTTAGGACGGGATGGTTGATATCTTCCTTTATAAGCCATCTAAATAACTAATAATATAAGACTCTTAAGATATTTAGATGGCAAATAGACTTGTTAGAAAAATAACAATGAATCAGGTGAGGGATGTAGTTGGTGATCTCGCGCAAACCAATCATTATCTTGTGAGTTTTTCTGCATTAAATAATTCAATAATGCGGCACTTGGTTAATTATATTGGAATACCTAATCCCGCAGAATTTTTATCAAGAAAAACTGGATTGCTTTGTTCTGATGCATCACTTCCATCAAGTTCATTCGCAACTGGAGAAGTAAAGGATAATTTTATGGGCATTCCTCAAGAGTATGCTCATACTCGTTTATATACTGATATTGATTTTACTTTTTATATTGATAGTGATTATACTAATTTGCAAATCTTTGAAGGATGGATGGATTTCATTTCAAGTGGTGGTGAACTGGGTGAATTAAATGAT